GCCCTGGTCTTTTCTTATGAATATAAATTGTTGTGTAGTCGAGATTTAGTCGAGATTTAGTCGAAATTAAGTCGAGTATAGTCAACATCTTTATGAATAAACTCATAATAAAACTTAAATTAGACTTTTTTCAAGTATCTTTTAGCAACCCATCCACTAGGAATCTTTGCCCAATCTCCATTAAATTCATACACAGTAACACGAGTGCCATAATTTAGACAGCCATCCTTATCGGAATCGTGGGCTTTAGCATTCTTAGTTAATTCCTCATATGTCTTTCTTCTACAGTTAGCTCCTGGTCCTGTTCTGACACTTAAATCACTAGCAGTAATCATATAAGTGCCTAGAGCATTAGATGTGTTTGTCTGTGGCTTAGGTGTAGGAGTTTCAACGTGTTCATTAACACTCTTATTTAAGATACCCTCTACAATTGCCTTTGCGCACTTGTCAGCGTTCCATTTCACTTTATCAATAGCGTTGTCAACAAAGCAGCACTCAACTAGAAGCGCTGGAGAATTAGTCTTTCTCAACACATATAGCTTAGTAGATGTTTTAACACCTCTGTTTCTAATGCCTAAAGTGTTAGAAATGTTCTTGACGATTCTTTCAGCTTCATCTTTGGCTTTTGAGTTGTCGCTATAGACATATACCTCTGTACCTGTTCCGCCTCCAGCGTTGAGATGAATAGAGACATCTAAGTCAACCTTATGATTATTACACTTATTTACAATTGCTTTTAAGTTAGAATTCTGGTCTTTTCCATTATCATCAGTACAGTCATATACTGTATGTCCGTTTGCTCTTAACAACTCAATGACTTTATTTTTAACTTTTCTGTCTTCATTGACTTCGTCTAATAAACCACTTGCTCCACGACATTTTAAGCTATGTCCACCATGTACGTTAAAATTCATACTTTATACCTTCTTTCTTATAATTCAATTCCTTCAATTTCTGCTCTAATCTTTAGAGTGCGAATATAATTTCCTAAATGCTTTTTCTGCTCTTTTAATAGATCAAGTGAGCATCTAGGAATGAATGTCAAAGTACGTGCCTCGTACTTTACAGTCATATCATCTAATTTGTCATATCTGATTTTAGCTTGATAGTATTCCGCTTTGAATCTGTCCTTATAATCAGAACTGTTCATAAGTTCTACAGTGTCTTGTAATTCCATTGTTTAATCCTCCTCAAGATATGTGCCGATTCCATAATTTTCAGCACACATGTATTCGATTCTGCATCCTCGTGCAGTATTCCAACCTTTTAAAAAGTAAGCCACATCGGCAGTTGATAATAATTCAATAGATTTTCCAAGGCACCATAATGGAGTACCTTCTCCATCGATAAAACTATCAATAATTTCAGCATCATCACCATAGAGATTTTTGATTTTTTTTATAGCCTTTTCTCTGTTGTATCTGATTTCTTCTTCAGAGAAACCTTTCATAGGCTGTGAGATGAATATCTTCATGTCTCATACCTCACACTTGATACATCTATTTTCTAATTTACGGTATGCATCAAGATACATTTCTTGTTTGTCTCCGTTATAAGTACATTCAAAATACATTCCGTCTAACAGTGTAGTTGATAGCAATGCCTTATTGTTCTGAAGTGTCTTGCATACCCACACTACATAGATATCGAAATCCTGTGGATCTTCTAGATGTTCTTTTGTATATCTTCTTACTTCTTCAACTGCAATCTTTAGAAATTCATCATTACCCATTGTTATTCTCCTTGTTGATAGCGTTTTCTGCTACTTCTAGTCCTTTAGTTAGTACAGATGGTACATTGTCACCGGATTCCACAAAGTTCTCTAGAATGCTTCTTAATTCATTGATAATGAGAGATGCTAATGTAAACCATCCAACATAAGTAGTAATTGTTAGATCAACATTGATTGTCTGACCGATCTCAATGAAAATAGCAGATGCAAGAAATGCTACTAGCACCATGAGCCAGTAACCTAACTTTTTCCATACACCACGCACTCCTTTTGCTGAATTTTCTTTGCCTGTTAATCTAGACTTTCTAATTCCTGTGATGTAGTCAATGATGTTTAATGTCAAAAAGCCTACGAATAAAAACCAATGTGTGCCTAATGCAGCAGTCAATACCGCTACAATAGTGCCTCCGATTGCGTTAATCGCATCCATGTATTTTAATGATGTATCATATAATTTCATATTTTCCTTCTCCTTTAAGCATATGAGTAAATAAATGTGCCACATACGTATGCACTATTTACATTGTCTTTCAATGATGTGATGGTCCATTGATTCTTTGTACCATCGTTGGTTATGGGGTAAAAACGTACCACTAAAGTTCCTCCTGGATAAACAGCAGGAACGAAAACATTTTGCCTAGGCTTTTTATCGTTAGGGAAATTACTCCATATATATCCCTCTGTGTTTCCACCAATTGGAGCAGTCAACGAACCATCCCAGTTTATTTCGCAGAGTTTCAATCCGTCGTTATATCGGTATTTCAGTGTGATACCACATGCATTAGTTCCACAAGAGATCCAATCAGACCAGCCAATAACTCTATGCTGTATCTTCTTATCCGTGAGCACGGGCACCCACGTATCTACTTGATTCTCTGTATCAAAATCAAATACATACCCATTAAATGACTGCGCTTCAAGAGGCATATCTACCTTTAACTTACCACTCTCTGCCTTGCATCCAACACCAATTCCTCTGCCATCTGCTGAAAAATCAAGCAGCTTAAATGAAGGAGCAATAGCAGCATAAGATGCAACACCGTCTGTCGTGAAGTAATCCTTCACAAGCACTCTGAACGAGTAGGCATTATCTGTACTGAACTTGCCGGCAGATGATATATATACCTTGTTTTCTGCATTGTATGAATCTGTATAAGTTGCAAGAGTAGTCCATGTTTCTCCGTTTTTGTACTGGATCATGACAGTCTTATCATTTTTATTTGCAACTGGTGCGATTGAAAATGAATAAGTAATCTTAACCGCTGTACCTTCATCGTCAGCTTTATTAGATGTCACATTCCAGCGCTGTGCAGTTACATTCTTGACTGCTGGTGACCACCACTCTGTAACACTAATGTTTTTAGACAGTGTAGCCTTCTGACCTCTCGAATCTGTAACCGTTGATTTAAGAACAACTGTACCAGAAGACTTGAGTGGCTGTGTCGTAAAGAAACTGTTAGGGCCAGGTATGCTCTGTCCGTCAATCTCGTTTTGGTAGTACGTGATTGTAGCACCATTCTTCGTTGAAGTAGATACATTGCATTTGACTTTCGAAACACCTTGTATAATTGTTGATGCTCCGAATCTTTTTGCAATCGCAGCATCTTCATTTGTGTATGTGATTCCTGTGACACTAGGCTCATAGCCCGATGGCAGTACTAAATCCAATCGGCAGTAGTTAGTACCGATGTACTTTCCGGCACGATTGTATGTATCTACCTTGAATGTCATATATGAATATGACGTGTTAGTCATCTTGTTGATCAGTGAAGTTGGAACCGTCCACTTGAATTCATCATTCCACTGATTATCAGCAATCTGTACATTCATATCGTAATAACTGTACGATATTACATGTCCAAAATCAGAAGATGCTCTAGGTGTCTTGATTGTGACACTGTTGCCAAAATAAACTGATGCTGGAGAACAGTATGGCTTAGTCGCTCTCGGAATAACATCGCAGTCGATACCTCCCGAAGCAGATACACTACCTACATAGCTGCCCGAAAGAGTTACCTTCAATTCCTGTGAGAACGAGAAATCAAAATGCTTCCCACCGTTGCTGTCATGAGGAATCTTGATATTCGTAACGGTAGCAAGTGTCTTTGTTCCACTTCCTCCGATAGTCACACCACCCGACCATAACAGTACGCCATTGGCCCACATAGAGCCGTATTTAGTAGCGCTTGAGTTAATATTCCACTTATAGTATTTAGTTAGTGTAGCAGTCCATAAATCATAGTTTCCGTCAACATTAACACCTGTTCGTGTCATTGTCATTGTGACATTACCATTGCCACCACCAAACGATGCGCTGCATGTCGCATATGTTGCCATCAGTCACCACCTACTTTCTTAAAGCTTAAAGATCCATCGTGGTTAACAATGAATCCGAAGTTTCCGATTCTTAGTGAACTAGAAACTTCGATGTTTGAGTTATACATTCTATTGTTAGCAAAATACGCTACTTCGTCATTGTTCTGAAGAATAGAGTACTTGCTGTTTGTCTGTTTTGTCTTGAATTCAGATTCCTGTTTACCTATCTCTATGCCTTCTGCATTGAATCTGATATAAGTGTTCAGCTGAGTCTGATTGTTTGATACTTTATCAGAGAGCGACGTAAAGTCTTCTTTCTTTACAAATCCCATCTGAATGCTTTCCGTTGTCTGCTGAATAGTAGATACAGTAGAAGCGAGGTTTGCGCCGTCAGAGGCACTGTAATAATTCTCTGATACAGTCTGTAAGATGGATGCCTTAGTCTGTTCTATAGACGAAGAAGCATCCTTAGTCGCCTGCTGCAGCTGACTGTTCATATTGTTTATTCTGTTGTCGTAATCGTCAATGATTGACTTTAGGTCATTTGCAAGCACTGGGGTGGTCGTTGTATATGTTCCATCATCCCATAATATCTTCGACCTAACCCAGTAATAATGCTTGTCAATGTAGTCATCGGGAACGCTTTTCCACCCGTTACTGCTTGCATCGGGCATTTCCGTTGCTGAATCTGATAGGTAATACTCCGGAGTGATTGAGCGAATTCCCTGCCCGTCCTCGCCATCATTGACTCTCACGAGGGTCATGCTAGCCGATGCCTTAATCATATGATTATCCTTCTAACTGTGCGCTGAATGTTGCCTTGTTTGTAATATCGCCGGCACCGATTGTATATGTTGCCCCTGTTGCTACTGCAGTAGTTCCACCATCCTTGTACCACTTGATGGTTCCTAATGCAGATAACGCAGAGCCAGTCACTTCAACCCCACCCTTATAGACATGAGCAGTTAAAGTTGTAGCAATAGCGGTATTTTTAAAGATTGTTCCACCACTTGAGGTGATCGCCATTGTGATAGCGTCTAAGCCATCCTTTCCGTTTGTGCCGTTTGTACCTTTGTAGGAAACTGAATATGATTCAGTATGCTTACCATCTGAATAATTAACAACTGTCTTAGTCCATAAATACTGACCATTTGCCACGCTAGGCACTGTAGTGCTCCATGTTCCTGTTGGAGGAGTAGTGCCACTTGTGCCTGCCTGGTATGTTACAGATGTTGAACTTACAGTAACACTTGTACCATTTGAACCGTTAGAACCGTTTGTACCCTTGTAAGAGACTGAATACGCTTCTGTTGATTTGCCATCAGAATATTTGACTACTGTCTTAGTCCAAAGGAACTGTCCATTAGGTACATTAGGTACTGTGGCACTCCATTCTCCTGTTGGCTTAGTTGTTCCACTTGAGCCGACTTGGTAAGTTACAGAAGTCGAACTAACGGTAACACTTGTACCATTCTGTCCTGTCTGCCCCTTGAATGCGATTGAGTAACTGAATGTCTTGTTGATAGTAATATCACCATCAACGACGATAGGGATAGTAATAGTACCACTCTTAGTTAATGCAGATGTTGCAGTAACCGTGATTGTTGGCATTGGTGACTTGCCGTCAGACACTGCTGAAATTCCTGTAGGACATGTGATAGTTCCTACAGTACATGGAACCTGTTCGCTACCACATAATGCCATTACCTGTGTAGTAGTTGTCTGTGTGCCGTTTACAGAAGTAGTAGTACCTAAGAATGTATAGTTGTCATTAGTTAATACGACGGAATAACCATCGGTTAAGTCAATTACATCAATTTGATTGACCGCTTTAATTGCCATATTTTGTTTCCTCCTAAATGTTTAATTCGCAGTTGAATACTGCCTTGAATTTAATGTCTTTCGCTGAAATAGTAAACATGAACCCATTATCATTCAGTCTTGAATCATCTAACGGGATCTTGCTGAATTCTGTCTCTCCATGCCTTTTTATGAGCCACTGCAGATATGCACCATCTCCGAATGTTTCTTTCAACTTAGAAGAGTTATCAATCACAACTCCACCCACATATACGCTCACTGTAAATATAGTTGCCACATCACTGTTCTTGAATGTCGTGCCATTTGATGATTCTATACATAACAATATAGAATCCTCACCTTTAGCCCCTGTGATGCATACCGGAGTACTGTATGTGACAGTATTGTTGATCGTCGTTGCTGTTCTCTGCCATATATAGAATCCAGGACGCCATGTCGGTGCAGTCTCTGACCAGCCTGTTTCTGGTGGAATCGTTCCATCATTCGAAGAAGCATACTCACATACGAATTTCTTAACAGAGCCCTGTGCCTGTTTGATTGCTTCTCCTGCCTTTTCTTCAACTTCTGAAACCCTTAGTGATATCTTCTCATTAGAAAGGCTTAATTTAGCAACCTTGTCATTGATGCCTTCCTGTTCCTTTGCGATTATATCTAGTTTCAATGATTCCTGGTCCTGTTGTACCTGCAGCTTTCTGATTCGTGTTGTATTAGATACACGATTCACTGTCTTTTCTTCGTTCTTTGTTGTAACACTGCCGTCAACCGTAGACATAGAGAACTGTCCACCTTTATAACTGACAGTTAGATCAGATACAAAGAAAGTGAATTCATTGCTGTTATAATTGACAAGAGCACCAGGAAGAAGGTTATCAACCGATATCATTGTGACATTCTTCACCTGGTTGAAAGTCAATCCTTTAAGTCTGTCATAGATGCTGTCTATGATGCTCTGTTCATCTGCATATAGATTTGCTGAATCAATAAATAGCGTATTTCCTGTTTCGTCGCCTTTAGAAAGAGGATTGAGACCATTTTCAGCATATACTCTTGTGAGTGTATACACTTCATTCTTCTCATAGTCTGTTAAATCCTGTGTAGCAGCAAAGGCAGTCTTTTCAATAGGAACAAACCTAATAGAATCAATTCCCTCTGCATAGACATTTGCTGCAAACAGTTCCGCAATCCACCCAAGATAGTTTCTTATCACAATCGTGTTATCGTACCATGATACGCTCTTATCAAGAACGTACTGCGGTATTCCTTCACGAATAATAGAAAGACCAGTCAGACTTTCAATCTCGTCTAGCTGGTCTTTTATAGTGATAGGATAAGACAGTTTAGTATCGTATGCCTTGTCAAGAGAATAATTGTTGTCATACATCTTGAGAGTGAGTTCCTTGGTGTACTTCTCCGGCTGATCATACACCTTGAAGTATCTTGTATCAGATGCATCATTCTCCTTGACTTCCCAGTACTTGCTGATGTCGATATTGTCAAGAATGCCGTCATAATTATCGAACTTCATTGTCAGTTCAATTGATGGCACATTGCCTATCATACGGCAGTCAGCAAAAGAGACAGACATCTTATAATCAAGAAGTCTGTCCGTTACATTTGTCTCTCCATATTTTATAAGCATATGATCACACCTCAGTCAGAGAGAAAGAGAATGAATCCGCCTTTAGACCAGACTGCACTCTCTTATAATTGTACTTCTTATTTGAAGCATACATCTTCTTGGTTCCTCTGATACCATGATCAGGAATGTAGAGTTCTGCTGTGAACTCTGCCGGAGTGAGTACCTTCAGAATATTCATTACATCTGTGAATGTATTCAACTTATATGTACATGTGATTTTAAGCATGTTAGAACGTATTCTATTTCTTCTTAAGATGCCTGTTGAAACAGGTCTGACACTATCCGAATCTAAATCATTGATTTCTACGCTAATCTCTGAAGGAGTCGGAATAAGTGTTCCGTTTATCTTGATTTTCGCTTCATCTGCCATTTATTCCACCTCCTAATAGTCAAATACAGGCTTGCCTGTGCGTGCTTCATAATCCTTGATATTGTCAATCACCATCTTAGTGATTACTCTGCCATCATCAAGTACCAATTTAATGACGTAGGTAGCGCCTGTGCCGTCATTCTGAGAAAGTGATAATCTTTCTGAAATCTTTTCAGCAATCATATCAAGTCCCTGTGTGTTTCTCTGTAATGGTATTACTGCTTCTGTTCCTGCTTCACCAATATTGGCAATAGTGGATGCACTTACGATACCACCTTTTGCGAGTCTAGGAATCCTAGGAATTGAGAATCCTTTTCCACCGACACCAGGAACCCAGTCAGGAATCTTTATCTTGCCGATACCACTTAAGAATTTGTTGATTCCATCAATCATGAAATTCAATGGTGCCTTGAAGATGTTTCTTAATCCGGAAACAATCCCCTCAAATATCTGTCTAACTCCGAACCATGCTCTTCTCCAGTTGTTTGAGAATACACCACTGATAAAGCTAGTAAGACCCAAGAAAACAACTTCCAATGAATTAATGATAGGACCCATGAAGTCTCTGAACGCCTTGACGACATTCTTAACCGTTTCAAACACATTCTTCCATTTGAAGCCGAAAGTTCCTTCCATCCATTCACCTAGATTACGGAAGAATTCTCTGATATTGTTGACTCTTTCGCAGATTGTTTTGTCTGCGAGTTCAATAATTCCCCTAATTGCAGCAAATACCATATCGAATACACCTCTCAATAGTGTTAAGGCTAATCTGAATATAGGTCCTAGAATATCAAGAATTGTGCTGAAGATTGGTGTGACGAACTTAAGAAAATCGCTTAATAATCCCATTATGCTCTGGAATACATTCTCCCATGCGTTCCACAACGGTTTGAGAACAGTTTCCACAAAATCCATGATGATTCTGCCAACTGTATCAATGATAGGTGCCACAATATTTAGAAATACCTTCTGAACAATAGTAGCAATATTTCCTAGAATGCTTACTATGTCATCTCTGAAGCTCTTACTCTTCTGCCATAAGTCTACCACTGTAGCAATGACTGCCCCTATGATGACATTTACAGGGTTCACTGCCATTACAATAGATGCAAAAATCTGTGGAAGAATTCCAAATGCACCGCTCAATGCAGTTGCAAGTGATGCCCAACCTGAAAACACTCCCACTGCAAGCTGGATCTGTGTGATAACAGTACCAAGAATTCCAGCAAGAGTAGAAAATAATGATAATCCCGCAATAACTGAAAGTATGCCAAGAATACGACCTACATTATCTGCTATGAAAGAGAATAACTCATCAATGATAATAAGGACCACATCCACTGCACCTAATACAGCAGTCCAGTCAATCGCTTTAGTAACATCTCTCACAATTTTCAGAATCTCATTGATGATCTTCAATATAGAGTTAAATATATTCCATAAATGCTGGATGATTGAATCACCTAGGCCTGCCGTGTTCCATGCATCGGCCAGTCCTTGAGAGATATTGCCAATTATCTTGAAGATGTTAGTGAATATCTTCAATATCAGTTCGACAGTCTTTGCACCTGTGCCATTTTCCCACACTGTATACATTGACTTGCCGATTTCCATAAGAAGATTCTTGACACCATTAAATGCATATACTGCAGCTGCAATCATCGGCGCACCAAACTTATCCCATGACTGCTTTAATGGCTGGAAGAATTCCGCGACCTTCTTCTTGATTTCTTCTAACTGCTTGTCTACTTCTTCAAGAAGCCCTTTCTGTTCTTCTGCACCACTGTCATCCATGCTGAATCCGCCGATATCACCACCGGAACCACCAGCACCGCCTGAGCCACCTGAGTCACCTGAAGACGGATCACTTGAACCATTGCTTGAATTGATGTTATTGATTGCATCGAATCCAGCAAGAGCTCCTTTCAATTCCTTCTTAAGTTTAGAAGCATTACCTGCTGCCTTTTTTAATCCGCTTCCTGTTCCGCTCGCGCCTTTAGAAAGCTTCTGTGAACTGTCGGAAGCATCGCTCATTTTCTTTGCAAGAGCACCTGTGTTTCCTGCTGCCTTCTTAGCATTGTTTGACACTCCACCAAAAGAAGAACTCAACTTCTTTGACTTGCCACCAAACAGTGCCGTCAGATACCCAACGGCGACCATAACAACTTTAGTGAATGCAACAACATACGGGATGCATGAATTAATTGCCTTTGCAATATTGGTAAAGAATCCAGCAATATTAGACTGTCCGATTGTGTTCATTACATCTGACATACCTCTAACAATGGCTGTTCTCATATTAGCGATTGATGTAGCAATTCCACCTGTCGCATTTCTTGCCTGTTCCTCAAATGACTGATAGCCGTTAATACCCTGAGTGTTTAACTGCATAAGAGTATTCATGAACTGGTCCATTGATACAGTTCCATTTCTTAATGCCTCGCCTAGTGCAGAAGCATTAACAAAACCCATGGCCTCAGCCACCTGTTTCATCTGTGCAGGCATTGCGGTCATCGCTGAACGCCATTCAAACATATCGGGTTTGCCCTTAGCATATGACTGTGACAACTGTTCTAGGGCTGATTTTTGTATCTCTGAACTTGCACCACCGGCTAGAATAGCATTATTTAGTGCAAGGAACATATCTGTTGATCTAGAGATGTTACCATTTACTGATGTGAATCTCTGTACTGCGCCTGATGCATCGTCCAGGGTTGTTGGAAGTCCAATAAGCTTATTGCTTAGTTTCTGTACAGATGCATTCGCTTGAACACTGCCAACACCTAGATTCGACATCACACGGCTATAATTGCTAAGAGTATCAACTCTCTTTATTGCAGCATCAACATTCCCTAATATCGTTGATTTAATCAGAGAAGCAATACCAAGACCCGCCACAATATTGCGGATACTCTTGAATGAATTGCCAATTGATCCTGTGACCTTATCAACATGATTCTTTAGGCCGGTGACTTCATTCTTCACGCTGTTCAGTTCTGATTTCGCTGATTTCGTCTGAGCAGATATTACTATCTGCAGTTCCTCTACCGTCATTCTGCATCACCGCCTTTCTTTTTCTTAATGCTTCATTATGTCTTCTACTGAAGGCAATACGAGAAGATCTAGCGCTTGCGACCTCTTTTCTTTCCTTCTCTTTTTCAAACTCTTTCCTATCCTCTTCAAAAAGTGAAGGATAGAAGTCCCACAATTGTGCAGGAGTGAATGAATCATCCTTGCCATTAAGGACAGCAGAAATACAATCCCTTATCTGAAGGGCCTGTATCTGAAGAGATATCGCTTCCTGTCGCACCATTTCTTTTTTCTTTCTTTCATGCGCTGAAATAATATCGTATAGCTCATCTAACGAATAATTCCAAAATGAAAAGGGGTCTACTCCAGCATCAAGCGCTGGATCATAGACCGCCTTGTATATGTAATCTGTAATCAGGATATCTTCTAGAGATTCTTCTTGGCTTCCGCCATTTCCTTTTCCATTTTCGTTTCGAGAGCCCCAGAGAAAAAACCCGATACCTGGAACAATGGAATAAGAACATCACTAAGGAACTCTGTCTGTGAGCCACCTTCATCGATGTATCTATCAAACATATCATTCACATCGCTTCTGTCGATGTTGCTGTTGAATTTCTGAAGACCACCATGGGTGATGTCTAACATAGTACATAATGGTGTCATGCCTGTTTCTGTATTGAGAAGGTTGATAAGACTTCCACCATACATCTGTTCTAGTCTAGAGATTTCTCCTGTTGTCAGTTTTAATTTGTATTCTTCTTCGCCAATCTTCCAAAGGATGAACGGTTTTCTTTTTGCTTTTTCTGCCATTTATCTATATCTTCCTTTCTATGCTGCTACTTCTGTTGGATCAGTAATAGTGAGTTCAGACTGTAATGCGATTGCAACAGTAAATTCAATAGCATCATTGACACCGCCACCTGCTCTTTTAACAGTGACCTGTCCTGAGAATGTAGTTGTAGTACCGTCCTTCAATGTTTCTTTGAACATTGCAGTAGCCCCTGTTTTTTCTAGTTCCCTCATTAATCTGTATGAAGATGTTGCTTTGCTGTTGTCATACTTGAATGTATATTCAAGGTCTCCAGGATCTCCGATACCTAATTCATAGATTTTAACTGTGTCATCAAGTGAAGAGTTTTCAACCTTTTCTTTTTCAAGGCCCATTTCAGGAATCTTCTTCAACCCTGGAAGTTCAGTAAAAGAAGTTCCCTTGTTTGTCTTGTCATAAGATAATTTAGCGCCATTTGCTAGCATTATATAATTCCTCCTTATCATTTACATACCATGATAGATGTAATCACTATCATAATATGCTTCATAACTCATTTTCTTGTGTCTAAGTCCTGATGCATCATCAATATCTCTGCATGATACTCTCTTTAGCCCCATTGCTGATAATGCCTTATCAACTTTCAAGGCTGTATCCGATGTACTCTTAGTATCCCAGATTTCGATTCTGTAAAGGACATGTGATGTCTGCTCCTTGTCATCCGTCCATTCTGCCACGCTGTTATCTTCCTCAACATACTGAACGGCTGGAAGCTTAGCCCAGTCCTTAGGATAGATGTCAGTGACTTCAAGGCCTTCATCTGTCAGAGCCTTATATACTTTGTCTTTAATGTTGTTCATATGCTTTTAATCCTTTTCAATTAACTGGCTAATTACAATACCAGCATCTTTTACTGCTTTCTTTTCAGTCTTCTTTGCTCCCTGGTACATGAATGGCTGTGCAGGCTGTCCATCCGACCTGTAATATCTCTTGCCGTTCACTTCGATTACTACCCAACGATAGTTCTCTATCGCACCATCAGACAACTTATCTTCAGGAATCCACCAAGGTTCCATAGTATAAGAGGGATGCGCATACGGAGATATTCCAGCATGATTTGCAGCACCTTTTCGACCTGTTCCGAATTCAACATACGGAGCATATGCCTTATTTGTATAGACATATCCCTTGTTGCCTTCAACTCGTGTCTTAATGGAGTTTCTTAATGCGCCACCATCTTTCTCTTCAACCGGACATTCAAGAACGCATCCACCTCTGATTGTTTCCGCAGCCTTTCCGAGAACCTGTTCAGGATTCTCAAGAACTGCATCTATAGCGCGAAGCGTTCTAAATAGCTCATTAGCACCTTTGAGACTCATTTAATAATCTTCTCCAGTTCATATAGATAATGTCTGTTATATTCCTTCATGCTGATGATTCTATAATCCGGTTCATCGATTGACTGATTATAGACATTCACACCCCACTTTTCAGTGGGTCTGAAATCATCATCCTTATTCTTAGGAAGAATCATATTAAGAATGTAGTTCAGTCTCTCTCCATACATTTCAGCCTGTAATTTACCGGATGCAGGCCATACTTCAAGAAGCATTGATTTTCTCTTGATCCACTTTTCAGTAGTGACACCTTCACCGTCTTTTTCGATGACAGGCTCATATACAGGATAGTTCTTAAGCGCTGAAAGTCTCATTGGTTCCCCTCCGGCTTCTTTTCGTGAACAATTCCTCCTGCACGAATCAGTCTCAAGTTGTTGAGAGTTGAGAGAATATCTTCATAAGTGGAAGACTGAAAAGTAGATGTGATGCCACCTTCTGAATGTGATGATTCTCCAACCATGCCCTCTCTGAAGTATATGGCACATGCTAGATCAGCCACACAGGAATCCATTGCAGTGATGTATACAGTGCGGTTTGTATGTAAAAGAGCACGCTGTTTTGCCAATTCAATATATAATTTTGCACGTTCCTGACTCATTCCTGCTCTTTCAGCAACAATCTCAACTAGATCCATAGATTACTCCTCCTGCATCTTAGTGAGAACTGCGACCAATTCCTTTTTAACAAGACTAGAATATCCGCTAACGCCCTTTTCCTTTGCAATAGTCTTTAACTGGTCAACAGTCATATCGTTGAGGTCCGTCACTTCATTGTTTTCTACAGGAGTATCTGCATCATTCTTCTTGTCTTCAATGACTAGATATCCCTGTTCGGTATAACGCTGAAGGTCATCCTCGTGGATGACTCTTTCAACGTTGATTCTTTTTACAATGATCATTATGCATCAGCTGAGACGTTAGCAATGATTAGGTCAAGCATGTTGTCCTTTTCCCAGCAGTCATGATATCTTCTATAGTCAATCTGCCAAGCATTTGCATCCTGGTTAGTATCAGGGTCAAATACTCTTGTCTTGTCCTGCTTAGTAACACCGATAACACTATTGATTGGCGCCATTAAGAAGTTTACATTCTTAGCAGTTTCACCCTTTGTATATCCACCTGCGTCTTTTGTTGCTCCAGCATCAACCTTGATAGCTGAATACATTCTGTTCTTTGGTGTAGGAATGAATGTGATTTCATCAAGCTTATAGATGTCTAATGTGATATTTCCAATAGTTAATTTACCTGATGTAAGGTTGCTGTTTACCATCTTTTCCTTTAATAATCTTAAAGTGTCATATGTAATATGACAGATGATATCGCCCTGATATCCTTTATCACGGATAGTATCCGCTGCCTTTTCTAATTCAGAAAGAATATTCTGTTCAGTCAATGCAGTTGTTAGGATATTGGCTGATTTCTTCGTTGTAACATCAGAAACAACCTTAGAAATACGGTAAGCATCTACTTCAGGGGCAACATGTAAACGCTGGAATTCTCCCATGACAGTGCCAGCAGATGCCACAAAATTAGTTTCGTTTACATCCATTGCATCAAGAAGGAACTTTCTTCCACGGTCCTGTGTCATTTTGAATGTTTCATATTCAAGAGTAACAGCACCCTGTTTATATCCTTCATCTCTGTTATAGTCTCCTAAGCCCACTAATGACATCTTAGGGATTTTTACCTCTGCACCACCGTCATACTTAATCTGTCCGGCATTGGCATCCATCCATGATGTAAGAGTGAGATGCTCCATCTGTTTATCTAGTTCAGTCTGAAAAATAGTTGAATACTGTAATGTGTTAATTGCCATGTTCTATACCTCTTTTCTAAAATTTAAGTGCATTTGCGAATGCCTTTCTTGCATTCTCTTCTTCAGCAGTCAATACATTGTTTTTTGCCTTGTCTAAAGGTGCTTTCCCTTTTAATCGGTCATCAACAGACTGCTGAACCGCTCCCTTGAATGCTTTAGAGAGTCTCTTGACAGATTCATTTACGGAATCAGCATCAGTGTAGTCAATGAAGTCAGCCATGTCTGCTGGAACTCCTGCAGCATTAAGCTGTTCCTTGGCAACTGCAGTCAGTTCTCTACGAGTAATTGCTGCTTCTCTATTGTCAAGATCTTCTTTTCTCTTGTCTTCCTCATACTGCTTCTTTTCATCATCTGTCATCTTTTGAAGCCTTTCGGCTTCCGTATGATCCTTATCCCACTTCTTTCTTGCACGGGCAAGTCTCTTCTGGACGATTCTGTCCACATCGTCTTCTGTGAGGGTTGTTACTTTGGCTTTACCATCTTCAGGTTCACCTGACTGCGCATTATCGGGATTCCCTTCATCGCCTGTATCATCTTCCCCCTCTTCCCCTTCTTCCGCAAACAGCTGAAGGTTCAAAGGCATCATATTCTTAATATATTCCATAACTTAATTCCTCCGTTTATAGTCCGTATGACTGTTATATCCATGCACCTTTTAATGTCATATGCACGTTATGGACAAACAGAAAAAAAGAAGAACATCAACCGCTCTTCTGTCTGCTTCTGTATTTCATCAATGCTTTAGGTTTTCTTTCCTTGGGAGGCGGACAGTACTCTTCATATGTCTCATGTGAGAGTTTTCCGCATATCATGCACATATATGTCACCTTCTTAACAATGACGTGCCTACGGCTGTCAAAATGACTTTTACAGTCATACTCAAAGTACTGATGATGATGTGGTTTCAATCCTTCAGCCATATGGTTCTCCTTTCTTGAAATTGGGCAAAATAAAAACCGACTAGATAGTCGGCTTATACGAACGGTAATATGTCTTTCAAGTCTTTCATAAATCGCTTGGCTTTTTCAATAGTTGAATTATCAGTAAGGTATTCTATTCCTTTTGGTGTAATCTCACATTTATCAAGATTGTATATATCTATGTTTTCGTCTATATCCTTATCAATTACTATCCCACTGATATATCCCTCATTTAATAGATTCACAATGACATAAGTCCAGTACTTTCTGTTGATCTGCAGATATTTACTGTCATGTCTTATGAGTGATGCATCAATATCCTTCCCATGCTTTAGCTGCATATACAGGTAGGATAGAATCTGATAAACAATTACATGATAATCATCTCTTGCCATATTTCATTATTCCTTTTTATTCATTTCGTCTCTAAAGGCATCTTCATAATCAAGTTTGCCTGAATTAAGTACAAAATCTCTATCACGCTTCATTTCATCCAATTCTTCCTGTGTTTCAACGTGCACCCCTACAACAATCCTGTCTATGTTCTCATAAGTATGATAAAACATATAGTTTACTCCATCGTTAAGTGTAGGATATAATTCTGCTTCTATAGTTGCTAAAGCTAATGAAACACGCAAAGCAAACATCGGGTCACCTTGAAAAGAAGGCCCTAAGTCATCAAGATGGAACATCCCTCGTGATTGATCCCCGGTTTCATAATCCGTCCTAAAGTCATGTTTAAAATCAGAATATTCACTCATTTTTTCACCCTCTTTTTAATATTGTTTAATGCATCGGTTTTGTAATTTCTATAATCCCATAATTTGTTATTTTTCCCAGATACAACATTTATTTTGATGTTTGCATCTATAACTTCTTTCTTGTTTACAAGTTCATTATAAACTGAATCACAGCTAAAACACATGCTTTTTTGAGATAAGATGAAAATTTCTTGATTTTTTAATTCTCCTTTTAAAATTTTGTCATAAATATATTCAAAAAACTTATATTCTGTATCGACATCTCTAGAATATTCGCCCTCGTGTCCCTTATATGGAACTGTTTTTAAATGAGGCGTCAATCTGGCATTATCAGGCGATAAAATTAATTTTGATTTTTCTCCTTTATAATTCAAATAATTAGAGTCAGATACTTTTGAAATTTGGCTTGAAGCAATATATATATCATCACCAATTTTCATTGAAGCAACATTTCCTCTTCCTGCTTTGGTTGTCATATATTCGTCTTTTGCAGTAAGGGCTTCTTTATCTAGTTCTAGAATCGTTTCAGCATCGACTTTACCATAGTCTGTTTTATAACGATTCACTGTCCTGAATTTATACTTTAAATCATTCCACTGGCTCTTATTGCCATATTTTACTTCCTGAAACTTTTCTAATGAACCAGGAACTAACTTGCTTCCAAGAACATTGCAGTAATTTTGGTACTGAATCTTATCTCTAGAATAATTCTTAGCTGACTTCTCAGCAGTGTTGATTGCTTCAGAACCATGCTTTTCAACCATTCTCTGATACCACTCTTTATAAGTCTCGTCTGCTGGAACTTTCATCCTTTCACCTGTGACAGGGTCTCTTGCAAATCTTTCTAGATTATGCATAGTTTCATCATCAAGATTCATAATAGTAGTAGAACGGCACCATGGGTGCATCGGAGGGGCGTTTACACCTGTCTTCTTATCATCTACCCTGTATACACTTCCGTCTCTCTCACGGCAAATTTGAGACGTTCTAAGGTCTAGTGTTGCAACAAATCTATACTCCTCTATGCCGTAATCATTGTAAGCCTGAAAGTGCGCCTCATTGTGAATGTATGATGATTCGGTTCTTACAAGTCTTCTAGCTTTATTTCTACCTGATAGGAACTGTTCGTTGATTGAGTCGGTCATTTCCTTCTCTGTCTTTCCTGTAAGTGCTCCTATCATGAGCTCCTCTTTTAGTGCATCGGCCACCTTCTGAGTATTGTTCCATACTCTTTCGGAATAGTTCTGACCTGACCATTTCTTTTTCAGAATGGTTTCAAGAGCGCCTTCATCAATGGGACCTGTCTGAAGATCTAGGCCACTCATTCTTGCAGCTTCATATACTGCATGGTGATAACTGCTTTCATAGACCTTTCGCATTGTCTTCCCTATGGCATCTCTTTCCTTGGATTCAATGGCATTAATCAGCTTATTAATTGACTTGTTAATATCATCAAGCCTCTTCATACGGTTCTTGTATGCTGGGGCTTCCAATTCTGCTAATACCTCTCTTTTTTGGGCACCTGTCTTATTCTTGTATACTTCAAGCAGTTTTTCAAAATCTTTACCATCAGCCTCTGAGAGAAGGTTAATAGCCTCGTCTCTTGTCAGATGATGCTTTGAAGCGAATCTATTGAATATTCCCTCAATCTGCTTGGCAGTGTAGATTGCAGCCTTGCTATAGATTACGCTCAACTCTTTGGCGCAGTCCTCAGCCAACTGCATATCCTTGTACATGTTCCTTGCTTCTCGCATCTCCCAGTACTTTATATTTTTGATGTTAGTCATAACAGAGCACTATTATTCCTTGTCTTTGTCATCATCATTATTACCATCTTCCTTGTGATCATCTGTTTCTTCTTCATCTTCTGGAGGAGTATTCTGATTTTCGGTATCAAATAACTGCTTCTGTGTTTCAAGTGCTTCCTGTTTTTCTTTTTTGACTTCTTTCATTTCATCATCAACATTTGAAACAAAATCAAGGAGTGCAAGAAGTGTCTTAGTTGAAACAACACCTTTAAGATTCGCAATGATTTGTGATAATTCAAGACGGTTTTGTGGGAGTCCTCTTGTAAATACAGGCTCAATCATTGACTGATCAGCAGCAATTGCCTTTAGATTGAGGTAAGTACAGAACATTCTTATACGCTTTTTGAGCCCTTTCTTGTAATATCTCTCTTTTGTCTTTGTAAGTGTTTCAAGTGCTAAAAGCTTATATTGAATCGCAATGCCTGAACTGTTGCCAGCAAAGTTTTCATCTGTCAGATCAGGAACATGAGAAAGTGAATAGATATCTTCCTTTATTGAGCGCTTGAGTGTTTCCACAGCATTCTCGTCAAACGTTCTAGTCAGATATTCAGAGCGTGCATCACTAGGAAGTTCCATAACACCATTCTTACGGATAGCCTGGAGCGCTTTTGTTGCTTCTTCATCGTCATCACCTAAAAGAGCGCCATAGACAACAAGCACTGCGTCAATGAACTGCTCCTTATCGTTGATTCTGTCAGAGCATAACGTATTGTATGCATCAATTAGAGAAATCTGCTGTTCATAGTCTCCAATGCAGTCCATGTTGTTTCTATACTCAATGATAGGGTCCTCACCTAAGAAATGTGGGTAAGGCTCACCTAGTTCTGAAAACTCGCCTTTTTCGAATTCTTCATTGCATGTGATTCCCATTCTTGTGACATAGTTCTCAGTTGTTACTGTTGCGATGATATTGAACCTGTCAGTAGAATCATCTTTTTCAATCGAATAATAAACGCTAAATAGTTCATGCTGTTCAATTGAAGCATCGAAAACCTTGAATGTTGACAATGGGTCAAGTGTCTTGGTCATCAGCTTGCTTTCATGCTCACATAGATAGACATATTCATAAGCGACACCAGCACGTGACATATTGATAGCATTGCATGAATCTGTATCATCTGTTTCAGCATCAACAAATGCCCCTGTCAGCTTGTCAATATTGCCGTCTTCTGTATTCTTCTTGAATGTAATAGGGTTTGAAAGAAAATAGCCCGTCGCTGTATCTGATATATCTTTAGCATGGTTTACCATGATCTTATTATTCGGCTGGTTCTTGAACTTCTTTTTCCTGTTCATGATGGCATGCTTACCAAAGTAATAGCCGACATTCTTCAATATCTCAGGAGCACGAATACTATAATGCTTAGCAATGAGACGAAGGATCATGCTTCTGTCTATGTTTGTCTCGTCGAATTTTTCTCGTGGAATCGTGAAAGTATAATACATCTTTTAAAATCTCCTCTTTCCTGCTCTTGCCTTCTTCATAAGGATTTCATTTTCTATAGCATATCTAACCGCATCTATAGTGTGGTTGTTCCTGTCGGGGAAGTCCCCTCTAAGGTTGCCGTCTCTATCCATTTCAATTTCATAGTCATTGAATTCACGTGCAGCATTGGGGCATCTAACAGGATCTATAATTATCTTGTCTAGGTCCTGAAGGAACTTTATTCCATTGTCTACACTGTCAGCGCCTTTCTTTGCACCGATGATATTGAGACCTAATAACTTGAATTCATTAATAGTTCTTGGTTCGGCCGAATCAGCAGTGACTAGCTTATTGAGTGGGTTAATCTCTTTTATGAGTTTGACGGCCTTGGCATTTGATAGTCTAGTTCCATAAACCTCGCCAAAAATAAAAAGACGCCTGCGCGTCTTGTCATAGTTTGCTTTGACATATGCCAATGGGTCACCAGCATAACCAAAGTCCAATCCGTTTTTTAATCTATCGAATACCTGTATTTCCTCGTCGGTTATCTCACGTATATCAAGGTTTGTGAAAACCTCACTACCTGTACCAGTTACTTCACCTAGATAGTCATGATTGTATTTTTCAATATTTGTTTTCTTGGTGTGTTCTGCTTCAATTAGAAACTGCTCCCCAAGCCACTCAGGAGGTGCCTGTAAGTAAGTTGTATGAGAGACATATGTATCATCTCTTTTTACTAAAACTTGCCTGTTGCACCAATTTCTTTGTGATTCAGGAGGGTTGAAAGAATAAAAGACACAATACTCATGTCCACCACGCAGAAGCGACTGATTAATATTGGTTATCTTGTCATATGTTTCGAATTCATCACATTCTTCATACCATACGTATTTAACATAGCCGACAAACACCTTGATAGATTTCAACTTCTTAGGATTGTCAGCACCTTTGAATATTATCTGTTGTCCTGTCGGCCTGTATGTCATCTGCAGCTTAGATTCAGGTATATCCCAATCTTCTTCAGCCTTCAGCATGAATATGCCCCACTTAATCTGTTCATAGACTGAACCCCTTAAAGTGTCCTTTACACGTCTGATAACAACGGCATTACTCATTACACCACGCTTCGCATCTCTCATAATCCCTAAAGGAATTTCAGTACCAATAAAAGAAGATTTTAAAGAACCACGTCCACCCTTGAGCCAGTAATGTGTATATGCATTGGTCTTAACATATTTATGAAGATCATAGAATGCTGGGCCTATAATGTCAGAAAGCTTTGCTCTATTCGATGTCATCTATAATTACTATCTGTCCATTTGACTTGATGTCAAGACTACTGCCAGGCTTATTACCGCTCAAGTCTCTAATGAATTCTGCTGCCTTAGTGTCGCCCTTCATTGCCTTCTGAACCTGTTTAATGAGTATTGCGTCCTGTACAGTCACATTCTTGCCATTCAATGCAGCAAAGTTCTTTATTGTGTCCACATCGGCTATCTTACCGGATTTGAGAGACATGGAAAGAAGCGATGCAAGATTGTCTTTCATTGCCTTCTTTTCTCTTCTTGCCTTGACAGATGCAAGTCCGCCTTTTCGGCCGTTCTCTCTTCTTTCTTCTGGTGTCATGTTTGCGAACTCACTTTTTGCCATTGCTATCACCTGCCTTTTTATTTATTGATTTTTTTATTAGCTAAATTTATTGTCAATTCACCATTTTCAATAACATAAAAAAGGAGCCCTTAAGAGCTCCTAAATTCTTAGCAGTCAACCGGAATTGAACCGATGCCTTGTCTATCAACCTGTTCTGCCAGCCTAAACTATCTTCTGCTAAGATAAGCATGCCATACTTTTTCAACGCTTTCAACCATTTTCTTTTCTTCCTTGGTTAATCTAGTAGCGCCTTTTTTGCCATCATTCTCATTATGAAAATATCCGTGATGTACATGGGGGGTCTAAGCCTGCATGTTTATGCCCAAAATTTATTTCTTTGACATGCTTGTTTTCTTTGTCGAAATATACAATTTTTATCAAATCATCTCCACCAGTAAGCGCATATACCCTTCCTTTTGTCATTGTTTCCATAAGACTTTCGGAATCTCTTGAATTCGATTGAATAAATTTAACATTCCCACTTACAAGTGCTTTACCATTAGAATCTTTTACAGCGTGAAATTGTGAGCCGTATACATTTCTCTTTTTGCTTATTCCACTTGATGCACCTCTTCCACCCATTTTTTATACTTCCTTTTATTTTTTTCTAGTACTTTATTGAATTTGTATTTGATATCTCTGCGTTCAAGATAGTATGCCAATGTCATTTTAAACCTTTCGAGTGCCTTTAACATTACATTGCTGACCAGTATGATCTGTGTCTATTAACGCCTTTTTTTGAACTTCTGACAGTATAATCTGTTTTTCTATTTGCTAACTCTTTAGCATAATCATCGTTCATTTTTTCTACTGCCTTATCAGATAAAATTGAAGCCTTGCCCTTTCCGACCTTATTAACACGTTTGATAATCGCATCAACATTCCCGTACTTATCGTAAGCTTTTTGAAAAGGATGGTTACTATCAAAATAGCGTACCAAAGACCCACGCGCATTTTTTGTTGTTGCCATCGAGATTTTTCCGCCAATAACTATATAATGATTTGTGTTCCCTTTTTCATCAGTAATGCTAAAGCCATTGTATTTAGCATTGCTCGCTTTGCCTCTTCTTATTCCACTTGATGCACCTCTACCACCCATATATATTATGCTCCTTTCGATATATGATTTATATATTCTTTAATTTTTTCATTTTTTCTGTCACATGATTATCATAGTATTTTACATTAGCCCCCTTGAAGTCATAGCCAATGTCACCACCATAAACAAGTATGTTCTTTGGCTTCAGCCTCTTCATAGCTTCGTCCATGCCCTGTGTCCATATCTTTGTGGCTTCCTTGCTGCGCTTAACTCCAATAGTAGAAACTGAAATTGTACTGTTAGAAGGAATACCATCAAAACAAAAAGTAAATGTTTCTGGTTCAGCCCATGATACAGTAGGAATCACTCTAAGCCCTCTATCCTGATAGATCTGACCGATTAAACGGCTTCTGTATACATTCCATATCTTCATGGCCATAGGCATATCCATGTAAAGAGAAAAGTCAGGAGTAAGAATACAGTCAAACTGTGCCAGCTTATCAACATACATCTGAGGAGATGCCCAAATTCTTTCAAATTGATAGTCATCAATATAGAAGTGAACACCTGATTCATATCTATCAGAATTCAATACATAATTGAAGCCAACAAGATCATCCGGAACATAGTCAATTCTTTCAAGTGTAGGCATCTGATAGAATCCTATTGCTCTAAGTTCATCATATTCATCCAAGTTATATGCGTTCCCTGTTCTTTCTCTTTCATTAACCTTTTCAGAATCGTCTTCCTCAGGTTCTTCAAATTCAATTGACTCAAACCCAAATGAATCCATATCTATATTGATAATGTCATCAAGTTCACCGCTTAGGATTTCAAAATCCCATTCAGCTTTCTCTGATACCTTGTTATCTGCTAGTCTAAATGCCTTAATCTGCTCGTCTGAAAGGTCATCGGCTACTATGCATGGAACTGTCTCAAGTCCTAGCTTTAGCGCTGCTTTAAACCTTGTATGACCGCATACGATGATATTATTCTTATCAACAACTATAGGAACTTTAAAGCCAAACTCCTTGATGCTGTTCATCACCATTGGAACGGCTTCATCATTCCTTCTAGGATTACGACTATAAGGGATTAGATCAGCAATAGGCTTCTGCGTTATCTTGATGTCATTCATCTGTTATTCTCCTTCCTGGCAAAATAAAAAGGCACTTATACAAGCGCCTTGAAATCATAGTTCCCTATCAAACTATTTCCACATGTTATATGTTAGCACCTTTATATTACTAATGCGTTTTGATTTCATGACTTTTCTATACTTTCTGTTACATTTTTATCATTTATAACTTCAGATAATTCGATGATACCAGAGCAAAGGAAGTGTCTTACTGTTCCTACTGAATACTGCATCAAGTCGGCTATATCATAATCACTCATTAGTTCGACATACTTATAAAACAATGCGTCACGATGATTCATGTTGTCTAGTTTCTCAATATCCTCACGAATAAGAGACATCTGAGCAATATACTTATCCTTCATCATGATGTAATCGTTCTGAGTTTTAGGCTCTGAATATGAACCGCTAGGACTGTCATCATATCTGATTGATTTAACATTAATCATCTTGTTATTGATGTACTCCACTCGATTGCGCATATTCCTATAGCTTTTAAGATAGTTTCTCGTCTCTTCTGGCGTCATCTGATTACCTCCTATTCAAAAATGAAAAATAAATAAATCACTATCACCAATACAAATAGAATAAAAAACAATTTAATTTCACTCCTCCTTATCTTTTAAAGTATATACATAATATTTTCTTGGGGCAGTGCTAGGATGCCTTGCATTGTATTTATCGCTGTGCTGATTGCTTGCCTTGCAGTAGAAACTAGCTAATCCAATGGATAGCCTATTAGCGCATTCTTCAGCAGTGCCTGCAACAATTACATTGTCATTCATGTCATAGACAACATAGAACTGCCTATCTTCATAGCTTGCTCTTTTCTTTTCTTTCTTGTGTACTTTTCTATGAGCATATACATTTGCCATATATTCCTCATTATCGTATGCACTCCCTATTTTAATAGGTATTTCATTTGAAAATACACTTTCATGCTTATACTTACGTTGCCATCTATGTTTTAGAGCTAATTGAGTAGCATCAACATACTGACTTATCTTTTCTATTGATCCAGTTATATCGGTTCTTTTTCCGTTACGATATAAAACAAAGTTTCCCATTTAACCTCCTTTCTGAAGAAGAAGAAAACAGTCCTTTACTCTTCCTATTGGTTTTCAATTTGTGTCTTCTCTTCTCCCAGCAACATCATAACTTTATAGTTGGATAGCAAAATTAGCGCTTCATACTCTTATTCTTTGCAAAAGAAGGTGAAGAGATGGAAGCAAAGCCATGACACTGCTGTTGTTTGTTGGTTTTAAGAATATGTTAGGGCATCAAGTCCATGAGAGGATCTTGCTTTTAGAAACAAATCTATTAAGAGTAATCCATATAGATTTTCTTATTTTAAATTTTCTTATGAGTTAAATATAAAGAGCTCAATGCCCTGTGTAGTTATCTTAAGTCTCCTTTATAGTTGTCTTAAACTTATATTCAAAAATCTTTTTCTTAATCTTATATACTTCTGTTTTTCTGCCTTTGACATCTTCCACAACTTTAACGTTATTGATGTAATAGACGAAGTCAGCGATATACTCCATCCTTCTTCTTTTTCTCTTTTTGCCATCAATCTCAATTTCAAAAGGAGGGATTAACTCAAAAGGTACCTGTAATTGTAGATTATGAATTAATCCGTCTTTTTCCATCTGCTTTAATTTCAAATAGCGTTTTGCTTCCTTCTTTGAATCGAATGTGAAGCCGTCAACTGTAGTTTTTCTTGAGTTGTACTTGCTCATTAGAATTGGATGTCATCCTCCTCCATAATCAATCCTTCATCCTCGAACTGATGAATCAGTCCATTGCTCGCATAGTTATTAACAGGTGCTTGACTATTTACTGGTGCTTGTGCTGTAGTTTGATTTTCTCTTCTGGTATTAATGAACTGTACAGAGTCAGCAATTACCTCAGTAACATATACCTTCTGACCTTGATTGTTCTCATAGTTTCTTGTCTGAATGCGACCATCAACAGAAACAAGTGAGCCTTTAGAACAGTAGCGCTCTGTGTTTTCCGCAATCTTCCCCCAGCACACACAATTAATGAAGTCAGCCTCCTGATCATCGCTCTTGAAGTTTCTTTCTACCGCTAGGTTAAAGCTTGTAACTGCTTTTCCACTCCCTGTTCTTCTTAGTTCAGGGTCTCTTGTAAGTCTTCCGACTAATAAAGCACGATTAAGCATTAATAGTGTTCCTCCTTGTCATTTATTGTCATAAGTTATTATTCTCCTTATCTTCTTCTATGCCATTCGCAACGACCGACACAATAACGAAAACTGCAATTGCAATCACAGATACCACAATAAGAACCCCAACAATCAGCATAACGATAGCAAACACAGAAAATACATTTTCTAATACCTGCAATAAAAACATCTATATCACTCCTATCTTATAAATAAGTAAATCATTAGCATCAATGTAGCAACATAAGCTGCTGCAAGAATAAAGAAATCTCTGTTAGCCTTTTTACAGCTTTTAATGAGTTTATTGTTAAACTCCTGAAGATCATCCATCTTTTTTGAGTCTTCATGATAGATGCACAATATAGTTTTGTTTGCTTTTTCATAACTTTCGCATCTATCTTCTAAATATTCATTTTCAGCCTTTAAATCTTCTAGTTCTTCTTTCAAATATGAATACTCTTCTTCTAGCTCCTTATATTCGGCTTCCTTTTCTTCTACAATTTCCTGTACTTTTTCGGCACTATAATTCACCATTGCAGCTAGCCTCCTCTTCTAATTTCTTTATATAGTCCTGAGTTCTTCTCATAGATCTTTTTGTTTTTTCTTTAAAAATCTTTGCAACTTTATTTACGTCTAAATATCCCATTAAGAATAACTCGCATATGCATATCAATACATCTGCAGTCTCTTCAGCTAGATGTTCACCATCAACAGGATTACTACCATTACGTTTAATCTTAGAGACGGCTTGAATAAGTTCAGCACACTCTTCCATTGCAATAGTTAGCATATGCTGATTGCCCCATACCTTACATATTTTTTCAAGTTCAGGAGCGTTCCATATAATAGCATCGAATATATTTCTTACCTTTCTACGTTTATGTGCGTCCATTTACTTATCTCCTTTGTGTTTTTTTGCTAAAAACGGGTCTATTATCATTTTTGGCTTTTCCAAGTCTTCTAATGGAACTCGGTCTATAACCGAAAGGAATAATTCATCATCTGGTCTAGTATTTAAAATCAGTTCATGAATAATCTCTTTCAATCCATCACAGTATTCCTCTAGATCATCACAATATCTTTCTAAATATTCCAAATAGCGTTCATCGCCATATTTCACAAAGCCTTGATCACCAACGAAGAACATACTGCACTGAGGGTTGACACTAGGTCTTTTTGGTTTATAGAGTTTCATAAATCTAATCTCTTATACTTTCTCCAGAATCAGCCAATAGCATGATTGCGTGTCCTCTTGGCGAATCATTTACTTCAATATGAGTTACTAACATATCTCCAAAATGGTTATCCATGAATGTGTCACTATGAGTGATTTCCCATTTTGTTCCTTGTACACAAAAATTCCAACTTTTACATCTAATGTCAATGAGTTCATCTTCATCGACTCTTGTTAACACTTCATTTATTCTCATTATTTTACTGTTCTCCTTTTACTTCTAAGTCTTCAATGTAATCATCATTTTTATGCGCAGTTAAATATCGCAATAATTCTGTATCTGAAGTATTAGGACCGTAATATAGATCATCAGGATAATAGAACTTAGTAAACTGCGTATACCATCCACTTTTTTTAAAATATTTATTAAAACCCATCACTTGAATTTTTCTGACATATAGTTTAGGTGTTAATTTTAAAGTCAACATTTTAATATCAGCTGTTAAATACTCAGCTTCCCAGTTCTTCTCATTTCTTAAAAATGAGGTTCTCTCTTCTTTATTCTTCAGCATTTTCTAACACCTCACAATTTTCTAAAACATCCTTGATCAGTGTAGGTGTACTGTCTTCCCATTGAACGAATTGGAATAACTTATTAAACATCACCATGCCGTGCACTCCACGACCTACCCACCAATCACCTTTTTCGCTTTTTTTTGGCTCTGCATCATACAGACAAATATCGCCGTTTCCATCTCTCACGATATACATGTGTATTGTGTTGTCTGATAGATATTTTAAAATATCATATTCAAATCTAGTTAGCTTGACAGGCTCTTTATACTCAGATAAGAGCCATTTAACTTTTCTAGTGCTGCACATAATAATTACACCATCAGAATTATTCAAACGTGAGAATCGGCAATTTCTACAGCCTAACGTTCCACAATCAACAATGTTGTCAGCAAGTCCAAATTCGTTATTGTGCTTATTTATTTCTTCTTTAAATCTTTCTGCATTTAGCATTACTCTGTCACCTCGCATGCACCTAGTAATTTATTTATTTCAAATAATTCTCCTTCTCTTAGGAATTCGAACAACTTCTCACAAAGAGGAACACAATTGAGTGGTTCATCTACTCCGTTCTCAGGAGAGAACCAAGTACCATCCTTATCGATTGGCTTTAATGTGAAGAACGCGATTGTGAAATCATCATCACGTGATACCCATTCATATCCTTCAGATAGCATATATTCAAGTAAGCCGTATTCCAGAGCATTCATTTTTATCTTGTGCTTCTGATATAACCATCTAACAATACTGTCCCTTGAACACTTGAATTTAGTTGTTCCGTTTACTGGTTCCTTCGTTTGATAACAAAATTCACATTTACTACATGAGCCTTCTTCCTTACAGCAGAATAATTCACCGTTTGATTTATCTACCGCAAAATTGAAACCTCTGGATTTAATTTCATCTTCATAAAATTCAAAATTTGTCATGTTATAAATCCCATCCTAATTCTTCCGTTAATCTTCTTAATTCTTCTTTATCCTCTTCAGTTACTCTTTTTTTAAGTTTCTTTTTCTTCTGGTACCATTTCTTTTCTTTTGCTACTGCTAAAGCAAAGTTCTTTAGATTGGTTATTTTCTCAAGTCCATAGAGTTTGCATGTTTCTATTACTTCATCGGCAACTTCTTCAAAGTCATTTTCAATAAGAAAAGATTTTAAATCAGACAAGTCAGAGTCACTGACAGACAGTCTTCTTTTATTCTTTATTTCTTTTATTCTTTTATTCTTATTACGTCCTACTTCTTGTCCTACCTCTTGTCCTACTTCTTGTCCTACTTCTTGTCCTACTTCTTGTCCTACTTCTTGTCCTATTTTTAGGACACTAGGTGAGACACGGTTCTGATATTTATCCCAGTTTTCAACTGTTATAAGAGTGCCTTTTCTAGATATATCTAATTTGATTTTTCCGCACTCTTCTAAGAGGTGAAGATATTTAGTAATGGTGTTTTTTGCCATCCCGCATCTTTCCGATACCTGTCTAAGAGACAAGATGCATTGTCCTCTTTTGATAAGCTGGCCATGATGGTAGTAATCAACAGGATTGGCATGAAGAAGGATGTCAATCCAAAGGTGTAGCATTTTTGAATCATGATAGACTTCATCGTAGTCCATCATGTATAACTTGATCCATCTTCTTTTTTCATCCATCCCTCATGTCTTCCTTTCTTTAATTAGAACTGTTCATAATCAAAATCTTCGCCAAAGTCACCGAATTCAGCATCGCCAAAATCAGTATTGACCATTGCTTCTTCTAGAACCTTGTCAGATTCTTCATGTGGCTGTGGTGCTTTAGGTGCTGAACTTTCATGTTCGATTGCTTTAGGCGCTTCTTCATGTGCCTGTGGTTCTTCATCGTTTACAAATGTAACAGGAGCATCAACATACTCTTTTGTACCGTCACTATTGATTACCGCCATATCAGCATCAATAGCATTCTGTAAATCAATTGACATGATACCCCACTTACTGATCAGCTGACGGAGCATAGTCTTGTATGCCATTCCGTCAAAGTCTTTAGACCAGAATGTCCAGTTAGTGCCTTTTCTTTTATCTGCTGCATATCCTTGAGAATACTTAAGCGCATGTGCCTCCATCTTTTCTTTTGACCAGTACATCGTCTTTCTAAAGCCGTTTGTATATTCAAACATTGCATAATAGCCGACTGTCTTAGCGGACTCTCTTACAAGTTCATCATCAATTAATCTGACTTCAATCTCTTCATTAAGAGGGTCATAACGGATTAATTCCCCTTCCTTAATCGAAATAACATTTAATTTTCTATACTGTCCACTTCTGATAGCTAGCTGAATGTAGCCTTTATAACCTAATTGGAACTGTGCCACTGTTCCTCTCTTAGTCTTGTAAGGTACAAAGTAGTACTGTCCTAACTGAGGAGAAGGAGATAAGTTGAGCGCTTCACCAAGGAATGCGGCAGTAATGATACTATTAGGCTCACACTCCTGAAGCTTTGGATCATTGACAACTGTAGAAGTAATAGAAGCGATGAAACGTGTTCCATTCTTACCGCCAACAACATCATTGATTTTTCTCTGTACTGCTGGGCTTGCGATAAAAGTACTGAATTTTGCTTTGTTTGTTGTGTCTTTTCTTAAACTGTTTTTAACTGTCATTGTTATTTACCTTCTTTCTTCTTTCTAGGGAATCTTAAATCATAATCGAAACAGCCATCATATTTGACTTTGAGATAGTCTAGAGATGTTTTTAATTCATTTAGTGCAGCATTTGTTCCTACGATTTTACCAACCAACATCTTTAGAGGTTCTTTTTCTTCTGAAGAAACATTTACAGGCTTTTCATCCTGCTTAACTTCTTCCTTCTTTGCTTCTTCTTTCTGATGTTCCTGTTCATCACGTCTATTAATAATTTCTCTAAATCTTCTTTCGAGAAGTGGCTTAATGTCTTCAAAAGAGCCGTTTCTTAACTTATCTTTATAGACACTTACATCAATCATCTCTTGATCAACATCAGTTTCTTTACATCTGGCCTCTAAATAGATGTCTAAAGACTCACAGCGCTGCATATATGATTTATATGTTTCTTTAGTTCTTTCACATTCCTGTTTGATTGCTCCTCTTAGTGCTTTTGTTGGTTTCTTGTTGTTGATAAATTTCTTTAATGAACTCCAGCGTGGATCAATAGAGAATACTTTAGTTGCACAGTATCCATCGAAATCATTTCTATGCACATAATAATTAAGAGCCTTATTACAGAGCTCTCTTACAACCATTTCATTCTCTGCTACTTCCTTATCTGTAAATTCCTTAATATCACTAGATAATGAGCTAATAGAAGCATCAAACATCTTAAGAACTTCTTTCATATCGTTCTCAAAGTCTGTGTAGACTTTCATTGCTTCTTTTTTGACTGCCTTTTTGCTTTCATTGACATTGTCTTTTTCTTTCTTCAGTTTAGAAACAACATCAGATAACTCTTTATAGTTGTCTGCAGTCACTACAATGCCGTCATAGCGCTTCAAATAAGACTTTACAGCCTCTTTGAAGTGTTTTACGTTACATCCTTCAATCTGCGCTGGAATGACCTTCACAACGCTTAAACTAGGCATTTCAGCCACTTCATTGACATCCGCATCAATAGGCTGTGTATCTTCTTCCACTGCATCCTGATACTTTACTAATTCATAGCTTTCAGCGTGTTCTTCTTTTAATGCAACTACTGCTCCGTCTGGTGCAACTGCGATAACTGCACTCACTGCACCGAAAGGCCACTCAAGCCCTTCAACTTTCTTTTTATCATCTGCGAGCATGACTTTGATGATTTCAAAATCAATCTTGTCAGTGACAACACCGAGATAACCGCCATATAAGCGGTCTTTGATTTGTTTCTTAAATCTCATTCTTTTTCTCCTTTAAATAAAATTTGGTTCAATATCTTCCACGAGGTGCTTTTTCCAGAAGGCTTCTTCGTCAGTCTCTAGCTGCATGAGGTCCAAAAGCACCTCACTTCTTTCAATTCTTCTAATGATAGTTTTTGTCTCATCACACCATGGCATCATGGCTATTGCGAATAAGACAACGAATTCAGCACCTGTCACATTCATATAATGAAGGCACTGACAGTAATATGTCTGGGGCATTGAATCATCGCCCCATTCTTCTTGGAAGTACTGCCACTTGTTAATGGTTGTTGACTTTATTTCAAGTATTCCTGTTGATCCATCTTCCTTTCGAATAAGAGCGCCGTCCAAGTTGGCTCGCATCCAATCCTTATCTTTCCTGGATAACGAGTAATCCTTTGTGTCAAAGACTTCGTATTCATTCCCATATAATGCTTCAAATAAATTGAACATCACAGGCTCTAGACGGTTTCCCATCTCAATGGCATGATTTGAGACCTGAGGTCTCTTTTGCCTATTTGTTTTGTCTTCCCACAACTCATGAAGTGTGGTGTAGCGGTTGACACCTTCAATTATGCCGGCATCTGAACCGCCGATACCTTTTCGTCTTTGAGAGAGCCACCCTTCTTTTGTCTTTGGAATTTCTTCATAGATGCAGTCGAACAATCCTTTGAAGGAAGTCATCGCATTTCCTCTAAAGCTGCAATTACATCTTTAATAAGAGCCATGCCACTGTCTCCTGTGACATCGATAAACATTTCAGCGTTACCTTCATACAATCTGACAAGGACCTCTTCATTGCCGTTCTTATCCTTGTGATATAGCATTTCTGCTATTTCATCTTTCCACTTTCTAGTTCTAGTGAGAGTCTCAAACAGGCTCTCTAGAATATCTTTCTTATTCTCCATCTACGTAATCCCCTCCGAACAAGTTATCTAGTGCTTCTAAGGCCTTAGAGATTGCATCATAACTATTTACATCACCTAATTGTGAAAATGCCTTAATTGCAGCACCTGGACGCTCATATACCTTATCTAGAATTCTGATAAATTCCTTCTTTTCTCTTTCGCTGTCGAACCCATTAGCAAAGCCTCCTTCTTTGGCAACTTTAACGATGTAAGCAAATAGCAAGAGGTACTGCCATGTGTTTCCTGTTCCTGTTACTTCACAGTTCCCGTTTTTAATCTCAAAGTGTAGGAATGGTGTTTCTATGTGTTTGATCATGTTATTTATCCCCCTTTAATCCGATGTATTCTAGAAACAGGATGTTTAATCCTAACGAGAAAGCACTTGAGACATGTACAGCTGTACTGTCCCAATTTGTGCCTGATGTGATCATTGAGATGACCATTCCTAAAACAAACAAATTAATTGTAATTAATAAGATTCTTTTACTATTCATAATTTCCTCTTTCTGTGCTACAATTAGCACTGTCTGATTTTTATCAATCTTTTCCAAGAAGATTGAGTGGAGCACACGATGCCAGTCGTGTGTTCTTTTTTTTGTGCTCATAAGCACTTAGCGCCAAAGAAAGCTTTTATTTGATCAACAGACAAATTATTTAAAAAGGATTGATATATTCAATGTAAGATACATATACGAAGGGAGTTTCCAAAAAAATGAAAACGAAACATTCTACAATAATATTATTTGCCTTCTTTGGCTTTAGGTGCCTACGAGCAACTAAAGCTACTTATTCAATTGTCTTTCTTTTAGTGAGCTCCTCTACCACTGCTGCAATCAACTTATCTGAAGGAGCTCTATAATAATTGTTCATGTAATCCATGAAAGCCTTTCTAGGGATGTAAGTACTTCTTTTACCTGAGTCATGTTTTACTACTGAACCAGGCATTACGCCCTGTTCTATAGCGTTTAGGATGAAGTCTCTACTTTTCTTAGTGATTCTCATTACTTCCTCAACGCTGATACTCCATTCATCCATGATGATCACCGCCTAATTCTGCTCAATGATTGGAAGAATACCGTTCTTTCTAAGAAGTTCATACAAGAACAGTCTTCCTTTCTGTGTCCATTCTGTTTGCATTCTCACATCAGAACGGCCGTCACTTCTTGTGATATTGATAGTTCTAGAATGTGTGTAGCCTTTGTTCTGATATTTGCTATATAGAAGCCACTGGCCACCTTGCTTATACTGAACACCCAACTCATGAAGTTTCTTATTCATCGTTGGGGCTCCAAGTCCGTAATCTTTAGCAATCTGAGAAATCAATACTAATGACTTGCTCTGAAGGATCTGATCATAATAATCAGCCTTTGGCTTTAATTCATTTAGCTGCTGATCCTTCATCTTGTTTTCAAGTTCTAGTTTCTCATTTGTCTGAAGAAGCGCTTGAACTTGCTTTCTTGAATATTCAAGAGCCCTGTTCATTACTGCTTCAGGACTATTCCACTTTCTTTCAAGTTCCAAGAAGTACTGTCTGATCTGTTTACCCTTCTCACTTCTTTGGATCATTGCAATTTCTTTTGCCATGTCTAGAGTGATTTCATAGTCAGTTGAGGGTCTTCCGCCTTTAGGGTTTTGGACATTTTTGTCCATAACCTCTCTATAATCAAAATTTTGATTAAAACCATATTCAGTCATTCTTAGAAACCATTTTTTAAAAGGTGTTTCAATTTCCAAGAATTCATGTAGTTCTCTTGCTGACAGTGTGATTCTGTCACTGTCATAATTAACTCTTAACAATTCGTTCATTTCTTTTTTCTCCTTTCTTGAATGTGCATTGTGAATGAACAT